TCTTTCCATGTCCAACTCTTAGGCAATACACTTTCCTTTGTCATGGCTTTAACAAATTCATTTGTAAAAATAATGCAATCCCACTTGCCCCATTGAAAAGGGGTACTTATATGTTTTTCTAGAAATTCATCAAAGGCTATTTCCCAATCAGGTATTTTCTTCATGGTCTACCTCATATCACGTTCATCTTGGTGTCCGCCACCATAATTACCGCCACCTGCACCTGCTGATGAATAACTCTGTTTTTGTCCCCAAGCTATTTGTTTATCTTGCAAACCTTGTACTCGGTTGAAGCCTGTGTCTCCGTTGTGTAGAAATTGTTGTGATTCAATCGTGTATCTCAAGTTAGAAGGTCTATCTAAATCCACTAATCTATTTTCACAATCTATAGATATAGTTGCTCCATCAGGGGTATCGTTTATAGTTAAAGCAGTCATACGACCTTTAAATAAAGTTATTTCTCCTGCGCTCTCATTAGAACCACCCATCTGGAAGCCCATTAATAAAGTTATAGGTCTATTCTGATAACTTTCTGTTAAAGCATAATCAAGAACTGTAGCGTCCATACCTGATAAAGCTATAGTCAAACCACTTGATTTCATTTCCAAATCTTCTTCTACCCCACTAATTGAAAGCAAAGTACCTGCACCAGTATAAGTTTCAGAATTTACTGTAATGTCATCTGTGCCTGACCATACCAATATATCATCAGTATCAAATTCAGCCTTAACGGCAAAGAATATAGTTTGTTCGTCAGCACCAAGCCTTGACGTTATTGCAGTGTCTATCCCTTGCCTAGTAGCCATTACACTACCTCAACACAAGAAAAACTTATTCCATATAGTGATGCTCTATCAGCGTCCCAGTCCACAGTATTAGTCTGCAATCTGAACTTGCCTTTAGGTGCTTGAAACAAAACGAAATGACCACTACTTAATGTTGACCTTAACTTAGGCTCTGTTTGTACTGAGAATTGGTCAGGACTAGCATCAGTTACTAATGCATCTTCTACTACCATAACTAATTGAACTGGGTCTGCTGTAGCTGAAGCTGCACCTAATACACCAAGATAATCTCCTTTTTTTATAGTTCCAGTATAACTACCTGATGTTTTGAGATTTAAACCTGTTGAACCTTTAACATTCATTTGAACTTTACAACCACTGGTAGAACTTACATTGGTTAATGTGCTATCTACTGTTACCTTAGTAGTTGGATTTGTGCCATCTTTAGCTGTTATCTTATGTGTTCCGTTATTTTCTTCATTAGCCATTCCAGTTATATGAATGAAGTCTCCAACTATCGCATTTGCGAATGTACTTGCATTCGCTTCTATGGTGTTCGTATTTGTAACTGTTAAGGCTACGTTAGTGTTAGACACCCTATTCTCGCCAATTAGGTGCGTGTGGTTGAATGTTCCTGTGTTGGTTAGGGCATCAGGGTCACAGAACTTAAAATAGTTTGTAGTGCCTTTTAATTGCAAAAGGAAAGATTGCCATTCTTTAGCCTGTGTTCTGTTCATGGCAGGCAAAGTTAAATCTGCAGTCCAATAAACCGCATCGTATTCTTGTGTTTGTTGTTTGCCAGTAAAAGGGGAAGCTGTTTGTCCTATTGCTCTAAACAAACTGAAATTACTCCTAGTGAAATTAGGAGTGCTTGGCATAGGTATTAACTTAGCCACCGCCCATCAATCCTTTTCTAAATGAACCACCACGAACTGCAGCTTCCAATACTGCACCCTTAGTAACGTCTGATATTTGAGGTAACATCTTTGTAACTTCTGCTCTAACTGTTGGTACAACACCTGTGGCAAAGTTTATAGACTGATTAACTACGACAGCGCCACCACCCATAGCGTTTTTACTGTTCATGTTGTTCATTATAGTTCCGCCAGTATTGGGTACAAAGATTTCAGGACCACGCTCTCCTACCCATGTAGGTCTACCTTTTTGGACTTTACCACCCCCTGCGTTATTATCAGTAGGATTTGGATTACTAAGCGTAGAAAATCTATTTGCACCTGTTAATCCAAATACTGCGTTAAGTATTTCATTAACTACTGCCATTTCTAAGAAGATACTTATAATCTGTGAAACCAAATTTTTAGCAAAGTTTTTAAATGATTCTAAAGCACTCTCTCCTTCCATTAATGAATTTACAAAATCGTTTGTGAAAGCGTGTGCAGTAGAAGCTATAGCATCTTTCATTTCAGATTGCATAGTTACAAAATCTTCTTTTTGGTCTATCACTCCTTGTATTCCTGCAGTCCAATTTTCAAATGTAATTTCATCAGAAAGTATTTTATTTTTTACTAATTCATCATAGAACTCTTTTAATGATTCAGTTCCTAAAGCTATTTGGTCTTTTACATCTTTTAAAGGGTCAACACTTTTTTCATACAATGTTTGAAGTTGTTGTTGCAATGCTAACTTTTCTCCTGCTTTTAAAATTGCTTTATTATCTACTTCAACATCTCTTTTATTTATCTTGTCTTGATAATCTTGTAAGTCTCCCCTGCGTATAAGAATCAATTCCATTTCTTTTACATTTCTAGCTCTGGCATCTTTCAAACCTGCTAAAGCATCCGAACCCTCTTCATATCCTTCCTCTAGTCCTACTAATTGAACATTTTTTTTGACTAGGAAGGTTTCTCTGTCTTTTAATTTTTGTAATTGTTCATCAATTATTACATTTTCTTGAATTAACCATCTTGCTTGTGAATCCTTACTGGTCATACCTGCATGTATATTTTCCCTTCTTCCAGTAATATCTATTCTTTCACCTCTACGAACTTGCATAGCTTGTGCGGCTGCTACAGCAAAGCCAGTAAGTCTGTCTGTTAAATGTTTAAGGTCATCACCTAAACCGCCTTTAAAAATTTCATCACCTAATTGTTTAAAAGCAATAGTCATATTTGAAGTCTTGGTGCTAAGATTGTCCATCTTAGTTTCCATAGCACCGCCGAATCTTTTTTCAAGACCTTGTTGCAAAGCATCTGTAATAATTTTTGCACCTTGAGCAGTTTTTCCAAATTTAGCTATATCATCTTTAGCTAAACCTAATTCTTCTTGTAATATTTTTAGTGCAGGAATACCCCTATCACTAAGCATATTCAGTTCTTCTAAACCTAATCCACCTGCTGCAGACCTTTGTACTGTTCTAACTAATGCTTCAAATACTCCTAATTGGTCTACAGAAACAGAAGCTGTATCAGCAAATGTTTGTAGCATTTTATTTGTAGGCTCTATTCCTACTGACTGAAGTGCTATAAATGCTTTTGTAACTGTCTCAACTTGGAAAGGTGTGGTTTGTGCAAATTGGAATACCCTACCCATTGCTTCATCACCTGCTCGCATACTTCCAAATACGACATCAAGGGAGTCCTTTAAATCCTCAAACTCCATACCGACTTTAGCAACAGTAGATACAAATTTAATTAAAGCTGCGGTTGCGGCAACTATAGCTATCTTGCCAGTTGAAAAGGCATTACCCATACCTTTACCTGCCTTTTTGGCTTCTTTACCTGTTTTTTCTAGTTGTTTATTTGTTGTACCAAGTTTTTTTCTAAGGTCTTTGGTATCAGCCCTTATTTCAACAATTAATTGGTCTACTGTAGCCATTACTCGTCAGGGTATAGTTCCATTAAATTTTCTAGTTCATCACTTGTCATAGGTTTCTCTTTTTCAGTTGCATGAAACTGTTTAAATCCTTTCATTGCTTGATACATTTCTATAGGAGACATTTCCCAAAAATCTTTGGGTCTCATACCCATCATTCCCATACATATTTGCATATAATCTATCCACTCTATTCTTGTATCTCTTGTGGCTTTTTTGTTGAGGTATTCTCCTCTTTTTCTTCAGGGTCAGATAAAGTAGATGCTAATAAATTAGCCACAACTGTTGACGACTCAATTAAACCTGTTGTTGAAAGAATTTGTTTAATTTTTTTATCGTCAAAATCATTACCCCCACCCCTTAAAGCAAACCTTAGAACTGTTATCAATGTACGCATTCGTACTTTAGCTTCAGCTATATCCGAAGCTAATTCAAGAATCCCTTTATCAAGTTCATCTTCTATCTTAACCAGTGAATCTATGGTGAGCCTACATTTGTAAGTTTCACCGCCTAACTCTATCTCAATCTCGCCCTTTAGTGGGTTTGTCATC